TTGATATAGGTCTGTTTCTATCCATAATTTACGGCAACAGCCATGCCGACGACTGAACAGACGAGAACCTGGGGCGAGCGTAGGCGTGAGCGGCTGGCGGCCCAGAGCCGCGCCGAAACCGCCTCCGTTTCCAGCATCGAGCATCCCGACAACGGCCCGCTGCCGAAGGTGCAGAATCCCCGGCGCAAGCGGGCGTGCCGGCTGGACCTGAAGCGGTTCTTGCAGACTTATTTCCCCAATTCAACCGGGCTTTCTCCTTTTTCTGCGGATCACGAGCGGGTGATCGAGCGTATTCGTCTGTGCGAGGCCGAGGGCGGCCGTTTCGTCAACGCGGTCTATCGCGGCTTCGCCAAGACGAGCATTGCCGAGGGGACGGCCTTGCATGCGGCGCTGTATGGCCATCGCAAATGTGTGCCGGTGTTCGGGGCGGACGCGGACGCGGCGAAGGGGATTATCGAGTCGATCAAGCTGGAGCTGAGCGAAAACGACCTGCTGTACGCTGATTTCCCGGAGGTGTGCCATGCGGTGCGGCACCTGGCGGGCCGACCGCAGCGGGCGCTGTCGCAACACTTTCGCGGCGCGGCGACGCACATTCGCTGGACTTCGGACGAGATTGTGTTGCCGACGATCCGGGGCAGTAAGGCAAGCGGAGCCATCATCTGTGCGCGCGGCATCACCGGCGGTTTTCGCGGCCTGAAATTCAAGATGGCGGACGGCACGCAGCAGCGGCCGGATTTCATCATCGGCGACGATCTGCAAACCGATGAAAGCGCTTCCTCGCCGATGCAGGTCCAGAAGATGCTGTCCACGCTGCGCAAGGGCGTGGCGAAGCTGGGGGGCCATCGCAAGGCGCTGGCCATCATCATCAACGCCACCATTATTCAGCCGGACGACGTGATTGACCTCCTGTTGCGCGACGCGGCCTGGCAAGGCGAGCGTGTGCCGCTGGTGCGAGCATGGCCGGAGGCTCACAAGACGCTGTGGCTGGAAAATTACGCCACGCTGCGCCGCACCTATGACAAGGACAGGCCGGGCGACCAGGCACGGGCGCATGGTGAGGCGACCGCGTTCTACCGGCAGCATCGAGAGGCGATGGAGGCGGGGGCGGTGGTGTCGTGGCAGTCGTGTTTTGATCCTGCCACCGAGGTTTCCGCGTTGCAGCATGCTTACAATGCGCTGATCGACGATGGCGAAGAGGCGTTCATGAGCGAATACCAGGTGAATCCGCTACCCAGAGAGAAGCCGGCAGCCGGTGAGCTGGCGAAGGCCAACATTCTCGCTCGCCTCAACCACCACGCCCGCGGCCTGGTGCCCTCGTGGGCCTCGCGGCTGACGGCTTTCGTGGACGTGCAGCACAGCGTGCTTTTCTGGTGTGTGTGCGGCTTCGGCGATGGTTTCACCGGCTGCGTGGTCGATTACGGCGGCTGGCCGGACCAGAAGCGGGCCTACTTCAGCAAGGCCGACATCCGGCCAACCCTCGAAGCGTTCACCGGCATCGGTTCGCTGGAGGGCGCGGTGTTCGCCGGGCTCACCGGCCTGGCGAAGCATCTGCTGGATCGTGAGTGGCAGGTCGATGGCGGTAGCCTGCTGCGGGTCGAGCGCTGCCTGGTTGACTCGGGCGAAGGCGCCTTGACGCATCTGGTGCGGAAATTCTGCCGCGAATCGGCGCATGCCGGCATTCTCAGGGCCTCGAAGGGGTGGTTTGGCGGCTCGGCGGCGCGGCAGATCAGCGAATGGACCATCCGGCCCGGCGAACGCAAGGGCCTGGAGTGGATCGAGCGCATCCCGGAGCGTGGCAAGGGCAGGCAGGTAATCTACGGCACCAACGTCTGGAAAACCTTCGTCAGCCATCGCCTGCGCCAGCCCCTCGGCGAGCCGGGGGCGCTAACGTTGTTCGGCGACGAGGCCGACGCTCACCAGCTGCTCGCCGATCACCTGACCGCGGAGTTCCCGGTCGAGGTCGAGAACAAGGCCACGAAGAAGGTAATGCAGGTGTGGACGCGGCGGCCGAACCGGGACAACGACCTGCTCGACTGCCTGTGCGGCGCGTTCGTCGCGGCGTCGATGCTGGGCTGTGCATTGGCGGAAATGCGACCGGCATCAAGGCCGAAGAGCGCGAAGAAAACCATGCAACAACTGCAGGCCGAAAGGAGGGGTGGGCGATGACGCCGAGGGGTGTGGTCTGTCCTGTCTGCGCGTGCCCCGAAATGCGGGTGGTGACCACGGTCCGCCTGCGGCAGAACCAGGTGCGACGCTATCGTCGCTGCCGAAACTGTGGGCGACGAGTTACTACCGTCGAGGCGCCGCCAACTGCTCTACGCGAGCTATTCCCCAAACTTTTCCCGTCCGATACCGATTCTCGGTGCTATTAATAGCATCATTTCTGTCCATCCCTTCTCAGCCTCTTGCAAACGCATCCCCGTTTGTTCTGCTGGGGCAGAGTAAACCTCTGCCCATGACGGGGGGTGCCGCATGTCCATTGACCTCTCTGCCCAGATCCAGGCCGCCGCGACCGGTCCCGACTCGGCCACGGTTGACGGCGTTACCGTTAGCGGACCCAGCCCCCTGGACCTCATCAAAGCAGAGCAATACCTGGCCGCGCGCGGGGCCGCTGCTCTGAAACACCGCGGTCTACGCTTCACGCGCCTGCGTCCGCCGGGCGCGGTGACGACCTGTAATAACCTCACCACGGGGTGCTGTTGCCCGTGAGCCTCTGGACCACGATCGCTGGCTGGTTCGGTCGCCGCCCGAGCGCGGCGCGGGGTGCACCTTCCCCGCGCCGCCTCACGGCGCGCTGGGATGCCTCCCGCCAAAATGAAGATCATTTCCGCTACTGGGCGCAGGCCGTCCTGGAATCGCCCACCGCCGCTGCCCAGCCGGGCATCCGGCAAATCCTCCGTAACCGCAGCCGCTACGAGCGGGACAACAACGGCTATTGCGGCGGCATGATCCGCGCTCGGGCCAATGACCTCGTCGGCATTGGCCCGACGTTGCAAATCCTGATCGACGACGAGGAGCTAACCCGCCAGATCGAACAGGCGTTTGGCGCCTGGGCAAAAGCAGTCCACCTCGCCGAGAAGCTGCACCTGTTGGATCAGGCACGGAATTGCGACGGCGAGGCGTTCGCGGTGCTGCGGACCAATCCGGCGGTGGCCAACCCGGTGAAGCTGGACATCCACCCCGTCGAGGCCGACCGCGTGGCGCCGCCGTGGGGCACGCTCTACCCGATCACGCCGGGCGAGATCAGTGAAACGCAATACTACGACGGCATCACCTACGACGATTACGGCAACGCGGTGAGCTATTCGGTGCTGCGCCAGCACCCCGGCGACCTGCTGCAGACCTACCCACGCCCCTGCGACGAGATCCCGGCCGCCTACATGCTGCACTGGTTTCGCCGCGAACGGCCCGGCCAGCTCCGCGGCATCCCCGAGATGGTCGCCAGTCTGCCGCTGTTCGCCTACCTGCGCCGCTGGACCCTGGCCACCATCCAGGCTGCTGAGACGGCCGCCGAGATGGGCGCCGCGGTGCTCGAATCGCCGGCACCAGCCGACGACACAACCGTCGAGCCATCGCCTTTCAGCTCGGTGGATATCGAGCGCGGCATGCTGACCGAGCTGCCCGGCGGCTACAAACTCTCCCAGCTGCAAGCCACCTTTCCCCAGACGAGCTATCCCGATTTCAAGCGCGAAATCCTCGCCGAGGCAGCGCGGCCGCTGGACATGCCCGTCAACGTGGCCATTGCGGACAGCTCAAGGCACAATTTCAGCTCGGCGAAACTGGACCATTACGGCTATCGTAGCTCGCTCAAGACTGATCGCGCCTTCTGTGAGGCACACACGGTGGAGCGCATCTTCCTCGCCTGGGCGGAGGAGGCGATGCTCATTCCCGGCCTGCTGCCGGCGGGCGTGGACGTGACGGCCTTCCCGCGCTCCTGGTACTGGCCGGGCTGGCCGTCGATGGATAAGGATGAGGCGAAAAACACCACCGAACAGCTCCATAACGGCACCACGACGCTGGCCGAAGAGTGCGCGGAGGAGGGCAAGGACTGGCGCGACCAGGTGCGGCAGATGGGCAAGGAAGCCAGGCTGCGCGAACAGGAGGGAGTGCCGCTGCCGGCGCCAGGGGGCGCGGCGCCGGCTGCGACGGGAGGCGGCACTCCTCCTGTACCACCGGTCAACGCTTGGCAGCGAAATGGGGTGCATTGATGCCGCTGGAAAACACGCACACGGCCCGGCAGCTGCCGCCCGACTCCTGCGACAAGATCCGTACGCAGGTCAATGCCTTCGGCGAGGGAATTACCGTGCAATGGTGCGTCCGCGCCGGCAAGCCCGTTGAGGCGCAGTCGATTCATTTCGACGCGGCGAAGTTCACGGCGGATGAGGCGAAAGCCTGGCTGGAAAAGCACAAGTATTCCGCGAAGGAATTCATTCCCGCGACAGGCACGCATAACAAGGCAGCGCGGGGAGCTGACCTGGAGGCTTATTCGGAGGATCAGCCGCGCGATGAGCGCGGCCGGTTTGGCGAGGGTGGCGGTGGCGATGGCCAAGGGAAGGACAGCGGCAAGCCGGCGGACAAGTACAGTCCCGAGCAACTGCAGCGCATCGTCGAGAAGCTGAAAAAAGGCGAGGGAGCCATTGTTCTCAAGACGCCCAAGGGCGTGGCGCACAAAATTCGCAACAAGGATGATCTGCGTGAATTCCTCAATGACGGCGGCAAACTGCCGGAAGGCGCCCATGCCAGCTTCCAATGGGTGGATCTCGCTGCCCTTGGGTTGCCGACCCTATTGCGCATCGACGCCGCGGCCGGCTCGCTGGAATTGCAGGCCGCAGCCGGTGACGGTGCTGCCCGCAAGCGGGCCTTTCAGGCGACCGCGTACACGGGAAGTGCCATGCGCCTGGACGGCTACGCCGCGCCGGTGGTGATCGACCTGGCGGGAATGAAGGTCCCCGCACAGAAATTCCCCATGCTCAGGCAGCACGACCCGGAACGTATCGTCGGCTATGCGGACGCTGCGGAGATTTCCCCCAAGCGGTTGAAACTCTCAGGCCAGCTCACGGGCGTTACCCCGGCCGGACAGGAGGCCCTGGCTCTGGCAGACCAGGGCTTCCCCTGGCAGCTTTCGGTTGGCGCCGACGTGGGCACGATGGAGTTTGTGCCGAAGGACCAGATGGCCAAATGTAACGGCATGAATTTTGACGGGCCGTGTTACGTGGCTCGCGCAACCTCGCTGCGCGAATGCTCGCTGGTGCCGATGGGTGCCGATCCGGGGACCTCGGCGAACATCGGCAGCGCAGCGGATTTGCAGGGCTATTCCCCCGATCAGGAGCGCGATGACCGCGGGCGCTTTACCGACCAGGGCAGCTCCGATGCGGTCAAGCGATCGGTAAAAGAGGCCGAAAAAGCAGCTCAGAAGGTGGAAGTGCCGGGACTCAAATCGCGGACGGGTGAGGCCTCGGGGAAGGCTGCTGCGCTGAGCAAGGTCGCCCAGAAAAAAGACACCGAGGCCGCCCACCGCGAAGCGGCCCAGGCGCATGATGCTGCGGCGGCCGAGCATCAAAAGCACAGTTCGCGCGAAGCGACCGGCGCCGCCCACCGCGAAGCGGCGCAGGCGCATCAGCAGGCAGCGGACATGCACCTTTACCGCGCGGACTTCCTGCGCCGGCAGGCAGCGCAGGCCTCGGCGACTATCGGCAGTGCCGCGGACCCGGACCTGCAAGCCACGTTCGTCCACAACTCCAAGACCAGCGACAGCGAACCGGCTTGGGGCAGCGTGGACAAGACAGCGCTGCCGGCCCTGGCCTTCGCCGATCATACCAGCGACAACCAGTCGAAATGGGGTTGGCCTCATCATTTTGTGCAAGGCGGGACCAGGAAGGATGACCAGGGCAATTGGGAAAATGGTACTCTCTACCTCCATGAAGGCGGGTTGAAAGCAGCATGGGCTGCGGCAATGGGAGCGCGGTCCGGCAGCAAAGCACCCCAGGCCGTCATCGATCATTTGGAAGCCCACCGCAAAGCCCTCGGGTGGGACAAAGAGGATCAATCAAACAAGGGGTAGGAAATAACTGCTTCGGGGGCGAATGGAATTACTGCTGTTGGGGCCTGGAATTTCCGTTGTTCTTTCAACAGCCGAACGAGGGTGGCGAATCGGGGGTCCGAACAAAGAAGGGGTTCTCATCATGACTTTTGACCAATGGCTCGCTGCCCACGGCTACGCCGAGCTGCAGCTGAGCGACCAGCAGCGAGCGCCGCTCATGGCGCAGTGGAAGGCCGACGTGGCGGCGGCGGCCGGCGGCACCCCGGAAACCAAATCGGTGGACGATGTGCTGACGGCCGCGAAGGCGGAACAGGATCGCATCGCCAAAATTGCCGCGCTCGTGGCCGAGGTGGTGCAGCAGTCCGGCATGGACCTGCACACCATTGAGGTCATCGAGGCCCTCTCGCGGCAAGCCATCACGGCGAAATGGACCGTCGAGAAATTTGAGCTGGAGGTCCTGCGCTGCAAGCGGCCCGGCGTCGGCTTCTACCCGCGACCCCTGGAACAGCGGCAGAATGCTCAGGTGGTCGAGGCCGCGGTGTGCATGGCCGGCAACCTGCCCGGCCTGGAGCATTACTTCGCCGCCCCGGTGCTGGAGGCGGCGCGTCAGCAGTGGCGGCACGGTCTGGGCCTGGGCGAACTGGTCCTGACCTTCGCGCGGCAAAGCGGCTACCAGGGGCTGAACCTGGGAAGCAATCTCAAGGGCGCTCTCCAGGCGGCCTTCGGCACCGGAGCCACCCCGTCCTTGCGTGCGGCCGAGATTCCCTCAACCTATTCGCTCCCGAATATCCTCAGCAACGTCGCCAACAAGTACCTCGCGGTCGGCTTCAACTCGGTGGATAGCGCCTGGCGGCAGATCGCCGCGACCCGCGCCGTCAAGGACTTCAAGCAAATCAC